CGTTTTATTACGCAGTACCGGACAAATTACTTCATGCCGGACAAACGAAACGGCGAGATTATCTATTCCTACAAGCCGCTGCCCTATGCAGAGGATGCCATCTATCAGAGGATCTCGGATATCACGATTTCCATGAAATCTACCGACCACCTGAAAATGCCGGAGCTGGTTTCAACAGAATATGAAGTACAGCTTTCCGAATCTGAGCGCAGCCGTTATGAAGATTTGAAGCAGGAGCTCATATTACAACTCCCCGACGGTGAAGTGACCGCAGCAAATGCCGCATCGCTTACGGGCAAGCTCGCACAGCTTGCAAATGGTGCCATTTATGCCGACACCGGGGAGGTCATTGAGTTTCACGATAGGAAACTGGACGCTTTGGAGGACATCATTGAGGCTTCTAATGAAAAGCCCCTCCTTGTAGCCTACTGGTTCCGACATGACCTTGGCCGAATCAAAAAGCGCTTCCATG